GCCCCAGCCAGCCTCGATGCCCCAGCCAGCCTCGATGCCCGTGCCAGACCCCGCAAAGATTTTTCCAGCGGCGTGAAAGCAGCGGGCAAAGACGATGCCTAAGTTGGCTTCCAACACAATGTGACCCTTCACATCGGCCACACGAGACTCGTCCTTAATTCTGCCGTTCTCGATGTCGGCAGCGGTGATACGCAACGTGTCCATCGGTTTGCTCCTATCGTACAAAATTGGGTTGGGTTGCTACCTACCTCTACTATACCAACAACAGCGATCCGTAACCAGCATCATTTTTGTCAATACCCGCATGTTTGCAGTATTGGCGGAACTGCTCATCACGAGATATACCAACAACCGCACTACGAGCAGGCGTCGTCAACCTGACCCGTATACGCTCCTTCAGTTCTATGCCACACAGTACCAACTCGTTACGCTCGCAGATTCGTCGCACCTGCTTCCGGTAGTGCTCCCAACGACCAAAGTCTGACCGGCCGATCTTCAGCACCACCTTCACCTGGTCACCCGCCTGCCAACGAGAGTCGAACTCTATCTGCGACGGGTCGCTTACCTCGACCACCAACTTCCGCAACGATGGCGGTTTCAAGTAAGACCACTGGCGGCCCTCGCTGTTCACGACAACAACATGCGGCTTGTAGTTATCACCGAAGTGGATCGGGTACGGAGCCCCCACATACTCCACGTCACCAACGACCTGCGGCACATGGACATCACCAGCAAACACCTTACCCGCACCGGACAATGAGCCAACCCGCCAACCCTCTAACTGCTTGCCGTGCTCGGACACAGCACCATTGAACATCTGGTGGCAGAGGGTGAAGTCGACCGCTACGTCCTCGCCCCGCCGCATGTCGCTCAAGTACTTACTTGGCTCGCGGCTGTGTGGATAGAAGGCCCACCGCATGTTACCCAGCTCCCATATCTGCGGTGTGGCATGGTAGTAACAACCTGGATAGTGCTTGAGGAACTCAAAGAACGGGCTGTCCGGGCACGAATAGTCATGGTTGCCCATCAACAGGTGGACCTCATGTCCAGCCTCGGTCAACGTAGTCAACTCCTCGACCACACGGTTGACAAATGTACTACAATGAAAGTCTTTGTCGTCGGCGAGGTCGCCCAGTATCACCAGCGTCTCGAACCGTTGTTCCCGCAACCATTGGAAGAACTCCCACCGGTAACTGTCCAGCGGGCGATTCGTCAGGTGCAGGTCGGCCGTAATAAGTACTCGCATCGGCTTGACCTCCCGCGATGAAGTCCGTGACATTCAATTGCTCCAACTCACCCAACCTACCAATACATAACTTGTGTCTGCCAAACACGGCAACGTACTCCGGCGAGTACGTCAACCATGTCGGGAAGCAGACCAACGTCGCCTTGCGGTTCTCCCGGCAGATAAGCAACGGCAACTTCTTGTAGTCAGCCGCCTGGCGGCAGCACTTCTGCCACATGTGGCCCAGCTCGCCCTTAGCCTCGTACAGCAGCAAGTCCAGGCGCAGGCTCTTGAGACACTTGCACTCGACGAAGAACGTACTCGTGAAGGCATTACCGGCAGGGTCTATTGCAGACAGGTCACCAGCATGGACAGACAAGTCGATACCGGACTTCCGCAGTGTTGTTGCTCGACCCCCCGACTGGCTGCTGCGCCACAACAGGTTGGCGTTTGCACCCCCGGAAAGCCACAATGACAAGCGTCGGCTGATAAGACGCTCGAAGCCTTGGCCCTTACCCATGACTACTCCTCTAGTATTTTCGGCGAACCGGTATGAACTCCGCCTCGATTCTGCGCCACACCTTTCGCACGCCTCGTGAAAGCCGCTTGCGCCAGGCCGCATAGTCCGCGGGCTCCATATTGCCAACCGATCGGAACGAGGTCAACAGCTTCACGTCGCCCAACTCAAGTCCCGCCTCGGCCAATGCCTTGACCTCGCTAAGCCACTCTGCGCCAGCAATCACATCCTCGATGCCATAGTCGAACAGCAGTGGGAACGTTGCCTCGCGGAACGGTGGGCCTACCTTGTTCTTCTTGACCTTGGCCCGAACCTGGATACCCACAGGGCGCTCAACACCCCTGATGGTCCGCTTGAGTTGTTTCATCTGCGAGAGCCAGACAACCTGCGAGGCATAGAAGTCCAAGGCCCTACCACCGCTCCTCGTGTGGTGTTCACCAAACTTCACGCCTATGTTGTCCCGTACCTGCGATATGACTAACACCGTTATCTTGGATTCAGATATACCCTGGTTTAACCGACGAAACAACTGGCTAAGCTGTCGAGCCTTGTTCACTCCGTAGGTACCCTCGTCCAGATTGCGCTTCAATTCGGCTCTGTCGCTCAACGCATCAAGGCTGTCAATAACGTAGATGCCCTGTTCCTTGTTCTTGATCTTAGTGGTCAGTTCCTCGAACACATCCTCCACGCAGTAGCAGTCACCACCATAGTCGAAGCGGTCGGCCGGTATCCCAAGCCGTGTCATGTACCCAATGTCGAAAGCGGCCTCCACGTCGCGGTACCAGACCGTAGCATCGGGGTACCGCATGAGGTAGTTGGCGGCCGCCTCGCAAGCCAGCAGTGTCTTGCCTGTGGACTTGTCACCCACTAGGTTCAATATGCGCTCGGCCCAACCACCACCTAGGCAGCAGTCGAATAAGCAGCAACCACTACTAAACAACGACGGCTCGATTGGTGGCGAGAAGTAGGCACCACCATTAGATGTTGGTTCAGTTAGTCGCAGTCGCTTAGCCATCCGTCTCCTCGCTATAGAAAAGTTGGCCACCGGCCCCACCAGGAAAGCTCCGTGGCGGACAACCCAACAGGGCCGGCGGCCTCCCGTCGCAACGCTCCTCTACTCGCGGACCTTCCGGCGTGGCCGGTCGTCCTCATCCTCGTCGGCCTCCTCAGTCTGTGCCTTGGCCTTCAACTTGCGTCCCTTGGCACACACGCAGAACCCACCCTTGCTGTTCTTGCCCGTGTCGGAGCAGGCGAGGCAATCGTACTCGTCCTCTTCCTCCTTGACAGGCTTGGGCTTGCTACGACGCGGTGGCTCGTCCTCGTCCTCCTCGTTCTCATCCTCGTCCTTAGAACGGGATGTCTTCGTCGGAGGACGTTTCGTAGGGCGGTCGTCTTCGTCCTCCTCTTCTTCCTGCACCGGCTTCGGTTTCCGACGAGGTTGTTCGTCCTCATCTTCCTCCTCGTCCTTGGCGGCAGCGGGCTTACGACGTGGTGGCAAGTCCTCATCCTCGTCCTCTTCCTCCTTGACAGGCTTGGGCTTGCTACGACGCGGTGGCGCGCCTTCGTCCTCCTCTTCCTCGGTGACACGGGCACGAGCCTTCGACTTGGAACGAGTCTGCGGCTCGTCCTCGTCTTCCTCCTCGTCCTCCTTCTTGGCTGCACCCTCGGCAACCGAGGCGATGTGGTCGTAGTCGAAGTACTGGAGGACCTCGGTCAGCGGGTTGTCCTGGACGAACTTCAGCCATTCGTCCGCCTGGTCTTGGTCGTCCGCCAAAGGAGAACTCCGGCGGGCAACGGCGGTCCCGCTATACTTAGTCTTGAGACCCTTACCCGTGCGGACGAACTCGATGTCGTACCCATCCTCTGGGTCGTCGATCAGGAGCAACTCGCCGCTGGCCTTGTCGATCGACAGGTTGGCCAAGTCGCGGTCGATGGTCCAAGCCATAGACCACAACTGCGGACCACTCTCCTCGTCGGCACGGTCCAGTACCCAGACCAGCACGCGCTTGGTTGGCACAAGCGACCGGGCGTACTCAGGATCACCGCTCCGCTCGGCAACCTTACGCTGCTCGCAGATAGGGCACTTCTCGCCAAGCATCTTATCCAGGCACAGGTACGACTGGTTGTCGCTACCGATGCCATAGTGGACGTAGATGTCCAAGCCGAAGTGCTGGGCGTCCGGCCAGGTTGGTGGCAGTACCCGAAGTCGATAGTCACCCTCCTTGGGGGTGAACGTCGCAAACTGCGACTTGAAGATGGAGTCAAACAAACCACCACTTTGGTTTGCCCGCTTCTTCACCGTGTCTTTCTCTCGCGGTCGGTATTTGAACCGCTCTTTCTTGACCATGGTCTTTTCCCTTTTGTTAGATGGTTTGTTAGATGGAACGCACGACGTATTGCCGAGAGGCGGCCGGCATACCAGGCCCGCCCTAGCACCCACGTTAACCAGTAGATAACGAACGGTAGACAAACCAGTAGCAACATGCCCAGTATGGTCTCTTGTGTGTTATTCATCGCCAATCCGCCTCCGCTGTCGTGCCAGCCGTTGTCGGTTTTCTTGGTAATCGGCTTCTTGCACCGCACGCGAAGCGTCCCCCCTGACGCTACTCTGTCCGTAGTAACCCGCGATGTAGAGAGCTGCCAAGTCTTTTAGCATGTAAGCCCTCTGCTGCCAAGCCTCTTTGTCGGCGGCCAGTTGGTCAGCGGCCAACTTGGTCTCCTGGAACCGGTCCATCGCAGACCGGTAGTCCTTATTCAATTCGATCTGGATGCCAATCGCGGACTCCGTCGTCTTGAGTCCCTCGGATTCCAACTCCTCACGGACGACGAAGTATGCCTTGGCCCTTGCAACCGACACCTGTTCCTTCGCTGCGTCACGCTCCGAGACAGCCATAGCGTACCGCCTTGCCACGTCACAGAACAACTCCGGCTGCCTCACCAGTTCCTCGTTCAAGTTATCCGGGTCTATCCGCAGCGATGCCCTAGAACGTGGTCGCGGTTCCATAATCTTAGTCCCCTAACTACGTGGCTTCTTGAGTTGTGCCTCTTGTGCCAGAACATCCTGTGCGAGGACCAATGGCGGATGCAGCAGCATCTTGCAGAGCTTGCAACTACACTTGCACTTGGCACGGTCAGCCGTCACAACGGCTAGATGTTGGAGGGCGCCGCGAAACACAGCAACTTTTACCTTGCTGTCCTCGAGGTCCTGCTCCGTGTGTATTAGTTGCAGTTGCAACCTGTCACGCTCCGCCAAGGTCCTTTCCCACTCCGGCTGGGCCTCTCGGTACCGGGTCAGCTCAGCCCGGTCCAGCAACCATCGTTTCAGTCGGTTGAACATTGCCTTTGGCCCTCGCATACTTAACTATACCAATCTGGCGGTCCTTAACCAGCAAAGATCACCCGGCCTATGGACAAGAGCAGGGGCGCCAAGCCTTCACTGGAATTGTACGACTCAGAGAAGGCGTCCATAAGTTCTAGCGTCCGACCTGCCTGCTCGTTGGACTTAGACCCCATAGCCACGGTGGTCAAGTAAGCCAGAACCACCAGCCGCACACTCTCGGCACCTTGCTCCTTTAGCGGTTCGACCAGAGTAGCTACCTCGGCCCATGTCAGTCCACCTTTGACCAAGGCACGGGCGAGGTCTATGGCCTCCCCTTCCTCGTCGGCTCTCTGTAACACCGGCAGAGCGTCCTTCGCCGTTTTGCAGTGATACACTTGGCCGAGATAGGTAAGGGCTTGCCGCGGCGAGCCTAGCGATTGTCGGGCTACAACGGCAAGCACATCCTCCGGCGTGCTGAAGCCTTCCTTCTCGGCGACCTGTTCCAGGAGGTCTGTCAGCAGGTCTACTCGGACAGGTTGCAGTTGGAACGATGCGCACCGTGTCTTGATGGTGGCTGGAATCTTACCAGGTTCGGTTGTGCAGAAGACCCACCATACATGGTCCGGCGGTTCCTCGACCGACTTGAGCAGCGACTGCCAAGCCTGCTTGCTGATGCTATGGGCCTCGTCTACTATCACCACCTTGACAGCCGAGGCACCGAAGGCTTTGTAAGGCAGCCCAGCCGTCACGGTTCGCATGGCGTCAATACCCGTGTGGGTTGCGGCGTCGACTTCCAGTAGATTCTGTGGTTCGCAGCCAACCTCGGTCGCCAGTATCCTAGCCAGGGTTGTCTTGCCGGTACCCGATGGTCCGGTGAATAGGAAGCTGCGCTTGGTTCGGTTCTTCAGCACGGCCCGCAGACTCTTGACAGTCGAGTCCTGGCCCAACACCGCGCCCCATGCGGCGGGACGATATTTTCTGGGAAGGTCACTCATGGGATACTCCGTTGTGTTCTGCACATATCGAAACAGCCGGAACAACACGCCTCTGGACGTGAGGATAAAGCTTGTCCAACATCCGCTCCGCGTCCTCTTTTAACTCGTATCGGTAGGGAATGAAACCGCCGCTGGCGTGGAAGCCAACACGATGCCGGCCGTCGTCGCAGAGGTATTCCATTTCCATGCTCATTGCAGTTCATCCGAGAAGTAGGTACCAATGGCTTTCATATCCGCCCAGTTAGGTCCAGACGATACCTCAACCGAGATAGGAACCGTGACCCAATCGAATGACGGATGCAGCATCTCATCTACAATGATAGGTATCAGTTCGCCCTCACGCTTCTTGGGAACACAGAACGTAATATCATCATGTATGTTCAAAACCGGGGTAAGCGCCGGCTCATCGTCACGCTCGGCTCGTAAGCTCAATCGACACATTGCGTCAACGACTATGTCGCTGGCTGACCCTTGGATAGGCGAGTTGTAGATCATGTTCTTGGACATCGGTGCTCGGCGGCGACGACCAGTCAAGCAACTCACGTACCCTGTCCGTTCGTACTGCTTCAACAACTTCCGCTGCCAGGCGTGGACGCCAGCAAACTCCTCCCAGAACACCTCGAACAGGTCCCTGGCAGCCCGGATGTCCATGTTGAGCATCCGAGCAATGTAGTCCGCATGGGCACCATAGAAGGCGGGGAACACCCACGTGTTCTTAATCTCGCTCCGCAGCTTCTTGATGTCCTTGTTGAACGCCTTGTACACACGCGGGTCCGCCTTGGCAACTCGCTCAGCCCAGTCCATGTGCACGTCATACCGGTCGCGGAGCGTTTGCTGAATGTACTTGTCGTTGGCAGCAATCCCAATCACACGGTACTCTATCTGGCCGTAGTCCGACGAGACCATCACACAGCCCTTAGGCGGAACGACCAGGGCACGGATCCAAGCGTCCTTGCGCTTGGGGAAGTTCTGCATGTTGGGGTCGCCGCTGCTCAACCTACCGGTAGTCGTGAATAGGTCGTTGAACTTCGTGTGTATCCGACCATCGGGATAGACCACACCACCAGTCCTACCGAACTTGTCCACGTAGGTACTGCGGAGCTTCATGTACCGTCGCATCGACAACACGTCGGCAGCAATCGGAAGCTTGATGGTAGATAGCACCGAGTCGTCGACACTGTAGCCACTCTTGTTGGTGTCGCGTTTGCCTTCGGGTCGTCGTAACAGGTCCCTGAACAATGTTGTCAACTGCGGCGGCGACGTGGGTGATAACACAGAACCCTGTTTGCTGCGGTACAGCTTAGCCTCGTCGCCCTGCTGTATCTGGTCCACCAGCCCCTTGATCTTGCCGTCCAGCGTTTGCTTGAACTCTGTCACGCGGTCGAAGTCCACAGGCAGGCCGATCTGCTGGGCCTTGACTAACGTCAGCACACGCTTCTGCTGGAACTTGTAGACCGGCACCAAGCCTTCCCGTTGCAAGTCGTCGTACTGCACGGCGTGTAGTCTCGCCGTGTACTTGGCATCCAGTGCGTTGTACTTCAGCAGCCGCTCGACCGATAGTTGTGCCAACTTGCTCCGGTCCACGTTGCTATGCTGTTTCAGCGGGAATCCGAATCGTTGCATCACCAACTGGTCCAGGTCTAGTCCGTCGCGTCGCTCGTCAAGCACGTAAGCCTGTGTCATAGTGTCGCCCCAACCCAGGCGACGCCACGGCGGCTCATGTCCGTAGACCGAGGTCAACCACTCCAACTCGAACGGCAGGCAGTGTGCTACCTTGACCGCATCGCCTCGCAGGAAGGCTTGCACGGCACCCAGCAGTTGTACCTTCTCGTCAGGCGACCAGCCGGCACCGTTATGGCTGACCGGTACAGCCCAGGTAGTCTCGCCGTCGCTGAATGCTATCGACAGCCAACCATTCACAGGCTTGTCAACGGTGTAGGGCCGCAAGCAACAGGTCTCGATGTCGAAGGCAATCACAGCCTTCGACTTCCCCCACTTAGTCAGTTGCCGGTTGAGCATCGCCAGGCCCTTGGCGTCCCTAGCATACTGCACGCCCATGTATAAGTCGTCAAGTTGCTCGAATGGTGGATCACCCAAGCCGTCGGTAAGCCTGGCACTAAGCCTACGTAGGTCGTGCCGGAACACCACGTCCCAACTCGAGTCCTCGGTCGATCGCAGTACAAAGGCGGGATGCAGGACGGGATAGAACCAGCACTTGTGCTGGCCGACCATGATTGGCATCAACTTACCACGCCATCGGGTGATGGCTGACTCACCGATGGCCCAGCGAAGTGCTACGCCTCCAACACCTACCAGTACCTGAGGCTTTGTTGTCTCGATGTCGGCTATGATGCTGTTACGGCAGCGCTCTTGCTCGACAATCTCCGGCGTTCGGTTCGCGGGTGGCCGGCACCGGCAGCAGTTGTTGAACCGGAACGGGTATGGGTCGCCGAACTCGTCGGCCAGTACCTCTCGCAGCAGCTTACCACTGCGACCAACAAACTGCTTACCCTCGACGTCCTCGGTCTCTCCAGGAGCCTCACCCAGGATGTAGATGACTGGCTTCTTGCTCCCAGTCGGCAGCATCTTGGGTGACGTTAGATCAACAGCCAGCAGCGGGCACCCTTTGCAGCCCAGCTCCCTGATAGCGGTATAGTCAACCACAACGGCTGGGCGGCTGGTCTTACGACCACTAGTACCAAACCGCTTGGGCTTCTTGCGCTCGGATCGTGTCTCAAAGAATCCCACCATTATTCAGCTTCCGCCTTAGATGTTTGAGTTGCCGCTGCCCGCTCCTGCTGCACCGCTACCAAGACTTGGAAACCATCCCCTTCCAGAACGATACTATGATTCGACAAACCGATCTGTTTGGCCATGTCCAGGTATCGCAAAATGCTCTCGGCACCTGTGGTTACCTCCAGAGGCTGGTCACCGAGGTCGATCTTGGCCGAGTCGCGCAGCTCGCTCCCCTGACCGGTACTCAACAAGTTCAACTTGCCCGGCTCGTAACTCAATGTTGTTAGATCCTTGTTAACGAAGCGTGCCCGCTCAAGGCAGCGAGTAAGGACGGCCGGCACGTCAGCCTTCGGCACGTCATCCAACCGGCCGGCCTCGAACACCGTCTCGTACTGTTCGGGTGCAGCACCTTGAACCACTCGGCCAAACAGTTCCAAGCCGTTGCCCAACCCAACCATGTCGCCCTGCTCAGTCAACAACAACTCCGTAGCACTCATCCGTAGCAGCAGACTGTGAAACCGCTCGGGCATGATAATCGACTTGCCATCCAAGTCAGGTGTTCGTACGGCAACTCGACAGCGAACCAACGTCTTGCTGTCAGTTGCATACAATGTTAGCCGCCTGCTGCCAAACTTCAGCGTGATACCGGACTTACTCTCGTCATCCATAGTAGCAGAAGCAGACCTAGCAGCGATCTTGAAAGCACCCGTCAGCTTATCGTCCAGCACCAGTTTGGTTGCTGTCGAGTAATCCGGCCGGCGGAACAGGAAGTCGTCAGGCGGCAGTGACGCCAGCTTCAACTTAGCCCTGCCCAGCTTCAACTGAACCTCAGAATCCGCAGCCTCAAAGCTGATGTTCTCAACTGCTGAGGCACCAAGCATCGACAGCAGCAAGCTGCCGGGCAAGGCACCCTTGAAGTCCAACTTGCATGGAGCCCGCATCGCTACGGCATTATCGTAGGCCGTTACGTACTTACCATCGAAACACAGGTGCGATAGTATCGGTACAAGCGGCTGCTTATCGTCGGCCAGGGCTGGCGCTACACGCTTCAACAAATCCAAAAACTGG